GATAAATCATCTTTCCTTCTTTCAAATACCGGACCGGATGCTACGACACCGCAAGGGATTTGGTGGCTGGCAGTGGGGCACTAAATGAAAAAATACTCGCCTTCAAATAATGCGTTTTACGATACCGCTATCAATAAAGTGATCCCAGATGATGCGGTTGATATTACTGAAACAGAGTGGGCCGATTTGCTTACCGGGCAGGCCAAAGGAAAGCTGATTGCCTGCGGTGCTGATTTGCGCCCGTGCCTTACCGAACAGCCGCTACCAACAGCAGATGAACTTATAAGACAGGCAGAAGACAAGCGCAGCAGGCTGAGGGCAGAGGCCGATACGATTATTCAGCCCCTGCAGGATGCGAACGATTTAGGGATAGTGACAGATGATGAGAAAAGCCAGCTTATTGCCTGGAAGAAATATCGGGTAATGCTGATGCGGATTAATACGGAAGACACTGGTGAAATTGTATGGCCTGAACGGCCTGTACAATAAAAATTTGCGGAGCCATTTCGTTTAATGAGCTTTAATTCTCGTGCTCCAGGCTCAGGCAGCTTAAAAATCCGTAACCGAACCGCTGTTTAAAAAACGGGCCTGATGAAATATAAGTCAGGCCCGTGCGCTTTATCGCAGCATCAGCAGAGGCTGACGACTTTCTGACAGCATCTCCGTGGTGTGGCTGCCGATAAAGAACCGGCGCAGCCGTGAATGGCCATAAGCCCCCATCACCGTCAGGTCGATGCCATTTTCATCGGCATACCGGCATAACGCGCCGGTGACAGATTTATCCTGCAGTAGCTGGGCTTCCGTGACAACCCCAGCCTCCTGCAGGATCGCCTGCGCATCCTGCAGCACAGACGCTTTGCCGTTAACCATGATCAGATGACAGGGCAGGCCGCTCATTAGCGGGCTGACGGTCAGGCGCATCAGGTTTTCCCGGCTCGCCTCGCTACCATCATATGCAAACATGATCCGTGACGGCGGCGAAAAGGTTTCCGGCACGACCAGCACCGGCCGCTTCTGCAGCCGTATGACGCTTTCCAGGTGACTGCCAACCGGATTCCGGGAGCCTTTGCGGCCCAGCACCATCAGGCGGATATCGCCCAGCTCTGCCAGGATCTCATCCAGCGCGCCGTGTTTTTGCATAAGCTGCGCGTCCGGCTGCCCGGCCTGCTTCAGCAGCGCCGCACAGTCCGTCAGCACAGCCTTTCCCTGTGCCATCATCAGCCGGCTGCGCTCTCCCTCAATGCGGACAAGCTCTTCAGTCAGCTGCTCCCGGCTGTCAATGCCGATGGTGCCGGTCAGGTCGGACACGGCGGGAGGGTCATTTTTTTCCAGCACATGCATCAGGGCAAGGGGTACATCCAGCTTACCGGCCGCCCAGGCCGCATACTCACAAACTGCGCGGGTTGACAGCGAGCCGTCCACGCATGCAATAACGGTATTATTCATGTTGAATTCTCCTGTGAATCAATGGCCGCCCATAAGTTTTTCAACTTCTTCGGGTTTGTCATGCACGCCAAAGCGGTCAACGATAGTGCGGGTCGCGTCGTTCATGCCCCTTATTTCCACCTCCGTACCTTCACGGCGGAACTTGATCACGATACGGTCCAGCGCGCTGACCGACGTAATGTCCCAGAAGTGGGCGTGCGTCACGTCGATCACCACGCGCTCTAGTGCCTCGCGGAAGTCGAAATGGCTGGTAAAACGGTCAGACGAGGCAAAGAAAACCTGGCCGGTCACGGTGTAGGTTCGGGTATCACCCTTCAGCTCAGAGGAGACAGCCATGAAGCGGGCGACCTTAGTGGCGAAGTTCAGCGCGGCAATCAGCACGCCGGTCAGTACGCCAAATGCCAGATTATGCGTGGCCACTACCACCACCACGGTTGCGAGCATTACCACGCTGGTTGAGAGCGGATGGGAGCGCAGGTTGCTGATGGACCGCCAGGAGAAGGTGCCGATTGAAACCATAATCATCACCGCAACCAGGGCCGCCATTGGTATCTGTGATACCCACTGGCGCAGGAATACCACCATTAACAGCAGCACCATGCCCGCCGTGAGCGTGGAAAGACGCCCGCGTCCGCCGGATTTCACGTTGATCACTGACTGACCTATCATGGCGCAGCCCGCCATGCCGCCGATGAACGAGGTGCAGATATTGGCAATACCCTGCGCCTTGCACTCGCGGTTCTTGTCGCTCGGCGTGTCGGTCATATCGTCCACGATGGTCGCGGTCATCATCGACTCCAGCAGCCCCACCACGGCAAGCCCGGCGGAATACGGCAGAATAATCAGCAGAGTGTCGAGGTTAAGCGGAATGTCCGGAATGAGGAATACCGGCAGGCTGTCCGGCAGCTTGCCCATGTCACCCACGGTGCGCACGTCGAGGTGCAGCCACATGGAAATCGCGGTCAGCACAATGATGCAGACCAGGGGCGAGGGAATGGTTTTATTCAGATACGGGAAGAGATAAATGATTCCAAGACCGGCAGCCGTGAGCGCATATACGTGCCAGGTGACGTTGGTGAGTTCCGGCAACTGCGCCATAAATATGAGTATCGCAAGCGCATTCACGAAGCCGGTCACCACCGAACGGGACACGTAGCGCATCAGGCTGCCGAGCTTCATGTATCCTGCAATCAACTGGAATACGCCGGTCAGCACGGATGCAGCAAGCAGATACTGCAACCCGTGGTCCTTAACCAGCGTGACCATCAGCAGCGCCATCGCACCGGTTGAGGAGGAGATCATCGCCGGGCGGCCGCCAAAGAAGGCCATGACGATGGGGATACAAAACGCCGAATAGAGTCCGACCTGCGGATCTACTCCGGCGATAATGGAAAAGGCGATCGCTTCAGGAATAAGCGCGAGCGCGACAACAATACCGGCAAGGACGTCACCACGGACGTTACCCAGCCAGTCCTTACGCGTCGAGGACAGCAGCATAGTAGTTTCTCAGATTTTGAATGCAGTCAGCCCGTGAGGGCACAGAATTTTAGGTACGAAAAAGCACATCCGCAGACGGGATGTTTTTGAGTGCGCGACTGAGCTTACTCAGTGCGACAGAGAGGGGAACGACTTATGGTGGCGTAATACGCATGATTATTTAAGTTCTCCTTTACGGCTGTTGAGCGCCTTCAGGACCAGTTTATACCGTCTGAACGATTAGTTCAGAGCTGGCGGCGGAGTCTGTCTTTTCAGGTAAATAGCCCGAACAATGCAGAACAGTATTTTAATATAAAGGAAAACCAGTGAAGATCAATAGCCGTAACTTCATTTGCAAGAAGATACATTCTGAAAATGAATTGTGTCTGAGCAGTCATATGCACATCATCAAATATCAATTAAGACAGCTACTTACTCACGTCTGTTGTTAGTTGAAACGGCCTGCCAGCATAAATGTTGCTATAAAAAAAAGCATCAGCTTGATTTTAGCTGATGCCTTACATTTAATATGGTTTTAACGGCCATTCAATATCAGGAGCCTTACCGGTATCAATCCGGCTGAGTTCTACCCGGTATCGCTTCCACGCTGCCAGACGTGCGATCTCCACATCTGTTGCAATACTGATATCAACCGCATCCTGCAGCGGCACCATGGTCTTGTTTGCCTCATCCATTTCAGCCGCCAGTCTGCTGCTGGCGATCAGTACCGCATTCTCAGCATCCGTAACCGGGGCAGTAAAAACGCCGTCACTGTAGCAATAATTTATATCGGGCTTTTCGGGCAGCGCGGTGATATCCACCCATACCAGCGACGGGTGGTAAAGTTTTTCAGGCGGCACATTCAGCGCGACAATTTCCGCGACGTGCTGATTTTCAATGCGGGCATATGTTTTCATCAGCTGAATTCCTCAATATAAATAACGCCGTCCGAACCGTAGTTGCCAATAAAGGGATCGGTTCGGGTATTACCGCCACCTCCGGCCCCAAAGGTTTTTCCTTTACCGGATAAATTACCATCCCCGCTTCGCTTTCCACCCCCCCAGTAACTCACGCCGCCATCACCAGAACCGCCCCGGTAAGGGTTTGTGCTCGTCGAGATAAGGCCTGGCGCATCGCTGCCGTCACCGCCCTGAATATTCAAATCGCCGCCGATAGCTGTTCCGCCCGTGCCGCCCGCATCACCCGACGACGTATTGACGCCGTTGCCCGCCGTCAGCAGGCCGTTGAATGTGCTGCTTGTTGCTGACAGGGTTTCATCGCTGCCACGGCCTACAACGCCGGGGTAAGTTTTGGTGTCGTCCACGTTCAGCAATGCGATGGCCGTTCCGCCCGCGCCACCACCTGCGCCACGACTTGTTAAGCCGCTACCCCATCCGAGATAGCCGTAGCCCCTGCCGCCGCCACCTGTCACGATAATCCTGATGCGTTTAGTTCCGGGCGTAGGCTTGTAGTTGATTGCTCCAGGCGTGGTAAAAATCTGACTGCCAATTAAACGCCCGGAAAACTTTTCTGTTAAACCGAGGTTTCTGAGAAACAAACGCCTGGCACAGCGCCGGGCCGCGCTGGCACACTTGCGGCCATTTGCGGAGAACTCAGCGTGCTGATTGGCTATATCAGGGTGTCAACAAATGACCAGAACACGGACTTACAGCGGATTGCGCTGCAGAGCGCAGATTGTGAGCTAATTTTTGAGGACAGGATAAGCGGTAAAACCAGCGACAGGCCGGGGCTGAAGAAGGCGCTGCGCTGCCTGCAGCCCGGTGACACGCTGGTCGTGTGGAAGCTGGACCGGCTCGGCAGAAGTATGCGGCATCTGGTCATGCTGACTGAAGAGCTGCGCGAGCGCGGCGTGAACTTCCGTAGCCTCACTGACAGCATCGATACCAGCACGCCGATGGGGCGGTTTTTCTTTCACGTTATGGGCGCCCTGGCGGAAATGGAGCGCGAACTGATCGTAGAGCGCACCCGCGCCGGGCTTGCCGCTGCGCGTGATAAAGGCCGCATAGGCGGCAGGCGGCGGAAGATGACAGCAGAAACGGTGGAGCGTGCCCGGCGGATGCTGGCGCAGGGCGCAACCCTGCTGCAGGTATCACTGGTTCTGGATGTATCAGTGAAGACGCTTTATCGGTATATCCCCGCACCGGAACAGAAAACCCTGCGTGAAAATGGCGCGTCTGTTGTGTCAGGTACGGCACAACAGCCAGCGCGTGCCCCGTCATAGAGGACCATAGACCATAGCGGAACCCCTTCACAGGAGAACCGCCACATGGCACAGGATTATCATCACGGCGTGCGCGTTGAGGAAATCAACGAGGGCACGCGAACCATCACCACCGTCAGCACCGCGATTGTCGGGCTGGTCTGCACCGGCGACGACGCCGACGCGGCCACCTTCCCGCTTAACCGCCCGGTGCTGTTAACCGACGTACTCACCGCCAGCGGTAAGGCCGGGGAATCCGGTACGCTGGCCCGCTCACTGGACGCCATCGCCGATCAGTCCAAACCCGTCACCGTGGTCGTACGCGTGCCGCAGGGCGAAACAGAAGCGGAAACCACCGCCAACATCATCGGCGGCGTGACCGACGGCCAGCGCACAGGCATGAAGGCGCTGCTGGCCGCGCAGTCCGTATGCGGCGTAAAGCCCCGCATTCTCGGCGTGCCGGGCCACGACACCAAAGCTGTTGCCACCGAGCTGCTGAGTGTGGCGCAGAGCCTGCGCGGCTTTGCCTACCTGTCCGCGTATGGCTGCAAGAGCGTTGAAGAAGCGATTGCCTACCGCAGCAATTTCAGCCAGCGCGAAGGGATGCTGATCTGGCCTGACTTTATCAACTTTGACACCGTGCTGAAGGCGGACGCGACGGCCTACGCCACCGCCCGCGCGCTGGGCCTGCGCGCCAAAATCGACGAGCAGACCGGCTGGCATAAGTCCCTGTCAAACGTCGGCGTGAACGGCGTCACCGGCATTTCAAAAGACGTCTTCTGGGACCTGCAGGATCCGGCCACTGATGCGGGCCTGCTGAACCAGAACGACGTCACCACGCTTATCCGTAAAGACGGCTTCCGCTTCTGGGGTTCCCGCTGCCTCAGTGATGACGCGCTGTTTCAGTTTGAGTGTTACACCCGCACCGCGCAGGTGCTGATGGACACAATGGCTGAAGGGCAGATGTGGTCCGTTGACGGTGCGCTGAACCCGTCGCTGGCCCGCGACATCATCGAGAGCATCCGCGCGAAGCTGCGCAGCCTGGTGACTCAGGGCTATCTGATTGGCGCGGACTGCTGGCTGGACGAGAGCGTGAACGACAAGGACACGCTTAAAGCGGGCAAGCTGCTGATCGATTACGACTATACGCCGGTGCCGCCACTGGAAAACCTGCTGCTGCGACAGCGCATCACTGACCGTTACCTGCTCGATTTCAGCAGCCGCGTCAGCGCATAAGGAGACGGAAAGATGGCATTACCCCGCAAACTCAAGCACCTGAACCTGTTCAACGCAGGCAACAACTGGCAGGGGCTGGTTGAGTCCGTGACGCTGCCGAAATTCACCCGCAAGTTTGAGAAGTATCGCGGCGGCGGAATGGCCGGTGCGGTGGATATCGACATGGGCCTGGACGACGGCGCGCTGGATACGGAATTCACCATTGGCGGCACTGAAGCGCTGCTGATTAAGCAGATGGGCACTACCACCGTGGACGGCATTCAGCTGCGCTTTACCGGCTCCATTCAGCGCGACGACACCGGCGAAGTGCAGGCGGTCGAGCTGGTCACGCGCGGACGCTACAAGGAGCTTGACTCCGGCGAATGGAAAACCGGTGAATCCAGCACCACCAAAGTGTCCGGCACCAACAGTTACGCAAAGCTGACCATCAATGGTGAAGTGCTCT